AGTTGTTGAACTGAACATTGAAGAAGATGTTGCAGCACTTCTCCAAGGCGAAGAACTCTCCGAAGAGTTCCAAGAAAAAGCAAAAGTCATCTTTGAAACTGCTATCAACGCTAAGGTTGCAGCAATCAGAGAAGAACTGCAAGAGTCCTACGAAAATGCAATCGTAGAGCAAGTAGAAGAATTCAAGAGTGAGATCACCGAAAGAGTTGACTCATATCTTGAGTATGTTGCTGACGAGTGGATCCAAGAAAATGCACTCGCAGTTGAAGAAGGTCTTAAGACCGAAATGACCGAATCATTCCTCCAAGGAATGAAGGGTCTTTTTGAAGAACATTATGTAACAATCCCTGAAGATAGATATGATGTACTTGAGAGCATGGTAAATAAACTTGATGAAATGGAAGAAAAACTCAACGAGCAAATCGAAAGAAATGTTGCTCTAAACAAGAGACTTGCGGAGTCTGTTACTGATGGAATTTTAGGTGAAGTTTCTGAGGGACTTGCTGTAACTCAGAAAGAAAAACTCGCTTCTCTTTCCGAAAGTGTTGAGTTTGATAGTGAAGAAGACTACCGTGAGAAACTGGTAACCTTAAGAGAAGCATACTTCCCTTCAAGAGTTTCCAGTGCTCAAAGAGATTCTGCTGAACTTATTTCAGAGGAGTCTTCAATGCCACAGGTTTCTGGAAGCATGGAAGGTTATCTCTCTGCACTTCAGAGAGTTTCCAAAAAATAAGTTTTACATTATACCCTAAACCCCAAACACTTTTAAAGAGGTAAAATCAAATGCAAATGTTCAATGCTGAACAACTGCAGGAGAAGTGGGCACCTATTCTTGACCACGAAGGACTTGGTTCAATCAAGGATTCGCATCGTAGAATGGTAACCGCAGTTCTCCTGGAGAACCAAGAAAAGGCACTCCGCGAAGAGCGTGAGTTCCTGTCAGAAGCATCATATGCTAACACTTCTGCTGGTACTTCCGGTGGTTTCGGTGGCGGCAGTAGTTCCCCAACCGCAGGTTTCGACCCTGTTCTGATCTCCTTGATCAGACGCTCCATGCCTAACCTGGTCGCTTATGACCTCGCAGGCGTTCAACCAATGAACGGTCCTACTGGACTCATCTTCGCAATGCGTTCGCGTTACACCGATCAGACTGGTAACGAGGCACTGTTCGACGAAGCAGACACCAGATTCTCTGGTGCACGCGATATTAACTTCGATCCCGTTACCGGTATCGGTACTACCGCAGCACAGTCCGGAAGCAATCCTGGCGTTCTTAACGATACACCTGCTGGTGCATACACCACTGGTGGCGGAATGTCAACTGCTGATGCTGAGCGTCTTGGCGCTTCAGGCAGCAATGTAGACTTCAACGAGATGGCATTCTCAATCGAGAAAGTCACCGTTACCGCACAGTCAAGAGCACTGAAAGCTGAGTACTCATTAGAACTCGCTCAGGACCTCAAGGCAATCCACGGTCTGAATGCAGAAGCTGAGTTGGCAAACATTCTGTCAACTGAGATCCTCGCTGAAATCAACCGCGAAGTCATCCGTACCATCTATAAGGCTGCTGAAATTGGTGCTCAGGATAACGTTGCTAATGCTGGTATCTTCGACCTCGACGTTGACTCCAACGGTCGTTGGTCTGTTGAGAAGTTCAAGGGTCTGATCTTCCAAATCGAGCGCGATGCCAACCGCATTGCACAAAGAACTCGTAGAGGAAAGGGCAACATCATCATGTGCTCCGCAGACGTTGCTTCTGCACTGACCATGGCTGGTGTTCTCGACTACACCCCTGCACTCAACGCTAACCTGAACGTTGATGACACTGGTAACACCTTCGCTGGTGTTCTCCAAGGTAAGTATCGCGTCTACATCGACCCATATTCTGCTAACCTCACCGCAGGTAACGCATCTGGTGGTAACCAGTACTATGTCGTCGGTTATAAGGGTACTTCACCTTATGACGCTGGTCTGTTCTATTGCCCATACGTTCCTCTGCAGATGGTACGTGCCGTTGGGGAGAACACCTTCCAGCCTAAGATCGGCTTTAAGACCCGCTACGGTATCGTTGCTAACCCATTCGCAAACAATGGCGCACTGGCAAGCCCTACCGCAGAGGGTACACACGCCGTCACCGCAAACGCAAACCGCTACTACAGAAGAGTACAGGTCAAAAACCTCATGTGATTTCTTTCACAAAGGTTTATCAGAGGGTCTTCGGACCCTCTTTTTTT